AACACCGAGCCCTTGCATAACCTGCGCAAAGGTAGACGGGCCAGGAAATGCGGTACCCGACGTGCCAGAAGTTTTCTGCTGGTACTGGGTCTGACTACCAAGACCCGAGAGGCCACCGAAGAGGTTAGCCATGTTCGTAAGCTGAAGGCGGATAGCCTCTTGCTCCTGTGTGGCCAAGCGAGCCTGGTCTGCGAGACGTGCGGCTTCCTGTGCGGCCTGTTGCGTGCCAACAGATTCGTAGATGCTGGCAGGGGTGAGACCAGCCTGGAGAGACGCCTGAGCATATGCAGGCAGTTGTCCAATAGCTGACATGCGGCGGGCCTCTGCGGCCTGTAGGGCCTGCGAGGAAGCAGACTGAATAGCCTCACGCTCCTGAAACTGCTGGAGCGACTGCTGCTCGCCTAGGGCAGTAGAGCCAAGACCATACTGGCCGGCCTTGATCGCTCGCTGCTGTAGATCAAGTTTGTTCTGCTCCGACATCTGCCGCGCTTGGCGCGAAATGTCCCCTACCTGTGCCTGATAGACAGCGTCGCCGGTAGAGGGGGTCGTAGCGGCCGAGAGGAGCCCCTGGAAGCCCTGCTGGACACCTTGAGAAGCAGTCTGGGCTAGGCCACCGGCCCCTGCGGCCTGTAGATAAGCGTCTTGAGACTGCTGTTGTGCAGCGTTAAGCCCTGGAACCAACGAGCCAGTGTAAAGCTGCGGGTTCTGCGCGTAGTAGTACTGGATTGCCGGCAGAAGCTGCTGGACATACGGCTCTACAGGAGCATACGGCCTTACCTCATTTGTCCCGCTTGACGCGGACTGTGAAGGGGTCTGGACGATGGTAGTAGATGGCTTAAACATGCTGCCCATTAGCGTAGCCTTTTGATTAAGGTTATGTTAGCAAACTTGTACCCTAGAGGAACCATAATTTTCTCCCAGCCTCGTCTGCCCTGGATTTCTACGAAGGTATAGTTAAGCTTTCTGTAGAAATCCTCGATAGTGCTGGTCAGGCTAGGGAAGTCAAACTCCCCGGCTAGCGATTCGACAAACACGCCTATTCCGCCAGGGTATGAGGCTATTCCGATAGTAAAGCACCCTACAATTTTATCAGCAGCGTCTATAGAAAGCCACAGGTCAGACTTGAGTTCCTTAACTTTAAGAAGTAGGTCGTTTGAGCCCATAAGCTCAAGCCGCGCCTTCCGCACAGCCTTATCAACAAACTCTCTTCCAACCTCTATCTTCGCATCGTAGTCTGGGTGCGTAGCGTTGCAGAGCTTATAGCTGAACCCATGATCCAGCGGAGTTGTAAAAATATATTCCTTCCCCGCCTCCAGGGTTCCAAGTGGTTCCGTCGGCATACCTGATATCTCCACGAGAGGGCTTTGTAGGCGCTGCGTATACTACGTCAATGTGCCCGTCTCGCAACAGTTCTAATACCGCCGATACTTTTACCAGGTTATCGTAGACAACCTTGCCGATGTCCTCGACATTGGCCGGGATGTTCGTAGGGGTATAGCGGGCAAAGGTGCGAGCCATCTTACCCTCTTAACGACCAGAGACTTCTTCAATCTCTACCGAGTATCCGGTGAGCTTGAAGTTAGCGTCGGTAGCGGTCTCGAAGCGGAGAGCCAAGTATCTACCGCGGACACGGCAATCTATCTTATAGTCTTGCCCGATTACAAACGGCACAGCCGCGGCGTAGCTCACACCCTGGTAAGGTTCGTACTCGGCTCCTACGCTTATGTTAACGGTGCCGTTGCCCTCGAACCTAGGGAATACTCGGCTAATCTTTTTAACCGTGTCCGCGTCGCCGGCGTGCAGGCCGAAGCGCTCTACGTAAGAAGTGAACGACGTACCGTTGAACGTTAGCCCCTTGTCCCCTTGATACAGCTTTGTATCAATGGTGCCACAGAAGAGCAAAGAGTCCACCGCAGGGTTATAGGGCTGTGTAGCCCATACACCGGTGTCGCCTTTCCATGTGGTAGAAGCAGCGCTCCAGATGTTCGTCAGGTCAGGGTTTACGATGCCAACGGAGATAAAATTAACCCCAGGTAGGTCGCGGCAGCACCAGGTATTCTCGTTATAGTTCCAGATCAGCGCACGGTTAGGCATACCGCTAGGCGCATTGGTCCTAGGGTAGCAAATCCATACCTCGTTACGAATCTTGTTATGGGCAATAAAGGTCTTGTAGAAGTAGGCAGAGTCAATGTCGCCGAACAAGAACGATTTCATATTGTCGCTGATGACCGACTTAAGCGTAGAGCCGTTATGGATCAGCACATCGTTCGTAGCGACAAATACGTGCCTCCCGTCCCCAAGGTCCGCAACGGCCTGTCTGGAGAGCAGGCCTACGTTCTTAAACTTCTCGATGACATCGAAGGTAAACGAGCCTCCGGTATACGACAGCGCGTAGACACTGTCCTCTTTATAGATGATCAGTTCGTTGCCGAGCGGGACACCGGTAAGGATATGCCCCGGCGTAGCTCCAAGCGTAGCTTGTCCTGACTCAGACGAGGTGCTGGCGGTGTTCCAAGTGTCAGCACCGTTGTCCACGTCGCCCTCTGGGATAGCGTCGCTCCAGCGGAGACTGAAGGGGTACGCGGTCCCGGTGTCCGTAAGGTTAAGCGCGACAAGGTGGTTCTTAAACGGAACTATAGTCTTACAACGGAGCGCTGCTGGCCACTGGGGCAAGTCGGTAAAGTCGGTGTCAGCTTGGACAAAGCTCTGCGGCACGTCGATCCCGTTAGTAACGACCAAGCAGCCGCCTAGGGTGCCACCGTTCCAGTTGTTAGTGGTTCCAGAGAGAGTAGTATAAGCACCGCTTACCCGTGTAACAGTCGAGTGCGTGGTACCGCTGATCTGGTACAGGTTTGTCAGTCCACCGTAAATCCACAGGTCCGTTGCACCCTGCTTCCAGCTAATTGCCCAATAGGGGGCAGCAGAAGGCGTTCCAAGAACCTGGGTGTGGCCAAGGACGATACCAATCTTACGATTGGTTGATCGAATGTTGTTACCGTCGGAGAAGAAGGACGGTGGCATCTCATAGGGAGACAGGTCCCGGTTGAGCGAGAACGAGGCTCCAGAGGCGTTAATGTCGATGATGCTTTTAACCACTGCCGGTACCCGTTTCAATTTCCCAGACCGTGGTATCCAGTTCCTCTAAGCAGATGTACAGGGAGTCCTCGGTCAGAATGTTTCCGCCGCTTTCCTGGATAAGGTCAAAGCTATCCAGTTCCCAGTTTGTATCCGTCACTAGGCACCTCTCCGCACAAGGCTTCCGGGGTCTCCGGTCACTGTCATAGTCAAGACTGTGCCGCTGTACTTGGCGCTTTCCTCAGAGCCAAGGATGTCAGACAAGGCTTCATTATACAGGAGCGCAAAGCGCTCAAACTGGTCCTTGTCGTTTAGGTAGATAGCTCCTTCACGACATGCCCCGTAGAGGTACAGGCTGGGGAAGTTGTCCAAGATATCGTTCGTCTGAATTGCGGTAGATAGGGCAGTAAGCTTCTGGTAGTAGTTAACGTCGATCGTATAGGCCGCGTCAGGGACCGGCGAGAACTTGATGTACAAGCCGATGGTCGTGTAGGCCCTAGGAAAGCCAGAGATACTGGTCCCATATTCCCGGCTGATTGACTCTGGGGACATGTAGCCGATAGCGTAGTTGTTACCGGTAGAGGTATAGGTAACGTTGCGAAGCTCGATCATGTCTGCTGGAAGATTGTAGAAATCCTCGTCGGCTGTGGTCGTAGTCGAAGAGCGGACAAGGTTGATACGCACGCGGAGATCGCGGTTCAGGCGGTTCTCCGTCAGCGTAATAAAATCTGGGATGATTGCAGTAAGATCGTCGCGGTTAAGATAGTTAGCGACGCTGGTCTTAAGCTCTGCGTAGGTGGAGATACTCATTAGAGCCTGCCTGCGCTAGTGCGCAAATACTTCCACTCAGGTTCGTTCAATAGCTGTTTCACTTTATGAAAGTGGCTCTTGTCTAAAGCGTCAACACCTAGCTCAGCCTTCCACTTCTCAATTACGATCAGCGGAATACTTGCCACCTTTTGCATATTACCAAACGTAGACTTCTTCGAGGGCAAGTCACCGTTTAGCTCTCGCCGGTTCATTTCCAACAGCGGCTCTACGTCCTGCTGCCGGCGCTGAACAACCGCGTCCGCAGTATGATCGTAGGAGGTCAAGGTGCTAATGGGTGCCTTAGTGGTCATATGGTAAGCGTCCTAGTTATAGTGAGGCAGTTGTGGGGGAGCTTTCTAAGCCCCCCCACAATGCTACTGTTTACGAGAGGTCGTAAACGGCACCAAGGGCCTTCTCGTTCTTAACGACAAGGGTGTACTCAGTGATGATCGCACGCTGCTCGCCGTCCGCCGTGGACGCGACTTCACGCTGGGTGAACGGGCGCAAGAACGCCAAGCCGTAGTACTCCGGGTCCAGAAGCCAAGCATCACGCGAGCGCTGGAAGCGGTTGGGGACAACGGCCATTTCACCAAAGTCGCTGACATAGACATCCATGCCACCGATGATGCGCTGATCGCTCACCTCGTGTAATTTAGAGACTCCAGTAGCGCCGCCAACACCGACAAAGGACGAGAACGTCTGCTTCTGCGAAGGTGCCATCATCAGGTACTTGGTGTCAGCGCCGCTGTTAAACGCCGCGAGGATAGCGGCCTTCAACAGAGTTTCCGTAAAGGTACGGGTCGTACCGTCGGTACGTGCCACACCAGCGCCGGGGGTAGACCCGCCGGAGCCGTTAGACACGTTCGTAGCCACCCACGCCGAGAGCGAGCCTAGCTTACGCGAGGTCGAGTCAGCGGACATGGCGGTGGACGACTGATTGGTACCAATAAGCGTGGTCTCCATGTCACGCTTCAGTTCCTTAGCAGCCTTGGTCATCTGGAGGGCAATTTCCTCCTTACGGCCGGCCTTAGAAACCGCGTCCAACGTGCCAGTGACCATCTTGGTGTTCAAGCTGATCTGGCAGATGTTGCCGAGGCGGGTGGTAGCAGTAGCGGCGGTCGCCGTAAGCGTCTCACCTTCCTGGTGGAAGTTAGTGCCAACCGCAGCGGCCAGCGCATCGGTCTGCCACTCGTGGTTAACGGCAATCGCGTCCGAGCGTCCACCCATCGTCATAAACGGGGTGTCGGTAGGCGAGATGTCGTAGATTACGTTCTCAAGGTCTTCGCGCAGACCTCGCGCCGAGAAGGTGGTAAAGATATTAGTAGGCTGTGCCATAGTGATTACCTTTTTGGTCGGGGATTATCGAGGATGTCCATAAAGACACTCGCTGCATCGCGGGTGCTTCCGGTTTTAGCCAATCGTTCGCGTCGTTGCTGTGCGTCCCTACGAGACTTTCCATCTTTGCTCTCAGGGGCTCCAGACTTAACGACCTTCGGTACGTTCTTAACCATCTTCGCCGGGGCATGGGCCGCTTTGTCCTGTTGCATGGCCTTATGCAGTACAAGGACTACGCGGTGGTCCGTGATTGAATCAATGTCTTGGTCTGAAAAGCCTAGACCCATGGCATAATTCCGAAGATCACTCTTTAGGCTAGAATTAGGCGATACAAACTCAGGCAAAACCTTTTCCAGTGCCTTTGCTTCTTCCTGAACCTTCTGAGCTACAATGCTCTGAAACTCGTTCCGGCTCCTCTGCATCGTGCGCTGGCGCTCGGTTGCAATCTGTGCCTGCTTTTCACGAGCCTCCTGGTACTCCAGCTTCTTTTCCATGTATTGCATTGGGTCGCTCTCCTTAAGAGAGTTCCAATCAATATTGGCGAACCGCTGGACCTCAGCAGACTGTTGCTGCCCAATACTCTCCAAAACCTTTGCGTATTTCTCGCGCTCTGTCTGAACAGCTTGAATGTTGGCCTCGTAGGCCTTCCGCTGTTCCGCCAGAGATTGAGACTTTCGCGTGTAGTCGGTCTGACGCTGGTAACCGTTGCGAAGTTCGTCCAGAGATACTTCAAACTCCTCGCCGTCTACCTTAACGGTATGGCGGGGCGAAGGCTCCTTCTTTACTTCTTCCGCGTCTTCTTCAGCATCAGGCTCAGTATTGTCTTCACTAGCCAACTGTTCGTTTTCTTGCGAATCGTATTCCACCGACTGTTCCTCAGCGGCAGTGTCGTCCGAAGAATTACGACCATATACAGGAGCCTCAACTTCGTTGCTATTAGCGTCATTAGAAGAGGTCCTATTGGCGTTGGTTCGTGCGGCTTTGTCGGTGTTCTTCGGATTGGTGTTGTCACTTCCGAACATAACATCGAACATGTTAAGCGGCTTCTGTGCGACTTCCCCTGGGGGATTGGTCTTAAGCGAGCTTTCCATACGTTTATTTAGACCCTAAGGTCACCCTTTACTTTCGATTGTTTTCAATCTTGTCGCTATCTACGATAGCTTTAAGTTCTTCCAGAACTGCGTACAGCGCGTTGATCTTGTGCCAGCAAGTCTCCCGAGATTGTGCGTCTGGGGAGATTTTCCACTCTCCAACAAGTGTGCGCTCGATCTTAGCTACCGCGTCTTTAAACACCTCATCGTCGAGGATCACGCTGGCCCGTGCTGCACGCGCTCTGGTATCCATGCTACCTCGGCTCTAGACGCGGTTGCCCGGCTTCTTCTTAGCAGCAGGCTTATAACTAAGCGCACCGGCAAGCCGCTTGTCCACCGAGGTCTTCTGCTTGCTCGACGCGCTGCGCTTGTTTTCGAGCTTCTTCATTACAGTCTTGAGGTTCATGGGGTGCTTTCATAAATAGAGGTCAGGGTTCTGACCTTCTATGTCTTAATTATAAAGTTTATAGGCTGAAACTTCAAGACCGATGAGCCTGCGGCAGCACTTGCGGTGCCTGCGGTGCCGAGAACAAACGAAGTGCCTACGCCGACCGGGAAGTAGGTGCGGAAATCTGGGACGCGAAAGTTAGCGCCGCTGATGCCAAAAGTGCTACCGATAACGCCGTACAACGTTGCGTAGGTCGTGGTGCTGTACAACGATCCGTCGCAGAGAAGCCAGTCGTACAAGCCACTGATTGTCTGGGTTACAGGGCTAGCTGCGGTGGCCCAGAGGACCACTATACCGGGCTCAAAGCCCAGTTTGTTAAACTGTGCAGCGGTCGGCGAAACCGCGGCTGCCCCTAGGTTGGGAAACTGGGTCTGAAGAACCGTCTTCAGCAAGCGAAGATGGTCGTCGCCTTCTGAAATGTTATCGCTGGCCGTAGGGTAAGTCGGCGAGAGTTGGCTGATATAGGAAGCTGTTTCAACGGTCATGTGCGGCGGTCCTACAGTTTACGCCAGAGGTTGCAGAGATAACCCTTCAGGCGTTGAAAAGTATCTGTTTCCACAATGCGGATAATCGTCCACATGATAGAGAACAAAGCAGCGATTGCTGGGAGCCACTTGATCAACGTGGCCCCTACGACAGCAAGTGACAAAGTGTCTACAAGCGTCTTATGCGTCTCTTCCATTTTAACGCATTGCTCCGCTTGTAACTATGCAGATTAAAGGCATACCTGGCATCTCCATCGTGATGATGAATTGCCCTGTCAGGTCTTCCCAGAAGATAAAGCGTTCTCCGCCCCCGGCCTCGCCTATGCGCCCCTGCTGGAACCCGCCGACTGCAACAGCAGATAGAAACTGACGCTGCGTATAGCAGTCAAAGTTTCCGCCAAGTGTTCCCATCGGGGACAAGGCTACAGCCA